TATATAGTATATTCTCCACCCTGTCCATCGTTGAATAGGATAGTTTCGGGGTAATCATCTGAAGAAAAATCTTTGGTATCAATTTTAAGTCTTCCTAAAATAGTAGTGTTACCGTCTATGAACTTTTTATTAGGTTCTAGAGTATATTCTGAAGGAGACGAACATCCAGCTAACAACAAACATAAAAGTATTTTTTTCATTTTTTAATTTGGTTTAAAGTCTTTGTTTAATTTAGGAGTTTCCCAGATATAAGGGCGAACACCGCCCTTAGTGTTGCTTATAACAATATGCAGGCTCTGGACAATGCCTAATTCTTTCATAAGCTTATCTATTTCGGCACTACGAACTTTCATCCAAAAATTCATAAAACCTTTGGCTTGTCCGCCGACAATAATATCAGGATTGTACTCAAAGTTTATGATTTTACCAGATAAGTGCTTATAAGATTTATATCCAAAAGATTTATTAATCTTGATGTTTGTTATAGTAATATGTCCTCCATGTGCAGGATAATTACTAAAAATTCTAAACTCCTTGTCAATAAATTGTTTATAATATTGGATAAAATCCATGGAAATGGAAACACGAATAGCATCATTCGCGACCCATAATTTTCCAAAAGATTTTATCCAAGTATCATTCATTAATCAACCATAGTCGAAGATTCGGAATTGTCCAGAGGATAATACTCATAAGATTCTTCTTTTAAAGGAACCGTTGGATATTTGTTTTCATAATTCTCAAGAAATTGAAATGCATTTTCCGCTCTTTCGCCCCATTCATATTGCCGACCATTGGCCCATGCAATACATTGCCGAATGACATTATCTGCATCAATTAATTGTTCTAAAAGTTTTTCGTTCATACGTTATCGTCTCCGTGATGGTCAAAAATCTTAATAGTTTTCTTGCTCATAATAGTATTAATTTCTTCTACCTTAAAGAAAGCAGTTCCGTTGTGTTTTAGTGCATTATCAACTCCCACATCGAGAATTTTACCTTCCTGAGAGTCTATGTTTAATTTACTACAATTTCCGTGCGAATGACCACAAAGGGAGAAGAAATTATCATGTTTCATTTTGTCCCAGATAAGAGGTGCCATGTGTCGGCAGAAATAGTTATTATTTCCAATTTTGAAATATCCTTCTTCTCCGAAATATACGATACTATTGGTATTTTTATGAATACCCGGAATACCTTCACCAGTGTATTTGTATACACTGAATGGGAATATTTTAAAATCTACAATCGGTAAATTTAAAATATTAGTTCCGTAATTTTCTAATGAAGTTTTATAAAAACGATTATGATAACCCTCATGATTCCCGAAAATATAGAACATTTGAGCTTGTGTGCGCTTCAGTAGATTAGAGGTTTGTTCATCGGTGCTATTCAAGCTGTAATCACCTAGATAGATCAGAAGATCCTTATAGGTCAGTTTATCTATATTAGCTTCCAAGAATTTATCATGTTCTTGATATGATTTGAATCCGCGCGGTTTCCATACAAAATCGCGCTGATGGTTGTAGTGGAAATCGCTTGCTATGTAAATATTATCGTAATCGTTCCGATTAATTCGTAATGGGTTATTCATATCACTCATTATAAATCACTATTTTTCGTTGTCAAGCCTTGACATGAACTTTTCGTCATGTATAGTAATGCCATTATGGCAGGCAAAGGTTCTCAAATACGAAAAGGCGCAAATCTAAATGCATACTGGAATAATTATCCATTTCCAGAAAGATTAACAGTTTCTCAATGGATTAGTAAACTAGGAGAAAAAAATGTTAATATGGATTCGTTTAAACATATTCCTACAGGAACTAAAATTCTAGAAGAAGAATTCTATAAAAATGTAAAATATTTTGAAGAATTGTCTGAACAGGATTTAGAAGACTTTAGAAATGATATAGGTTCTATGAGTTTTTCGGAGTGGCAGAAGATTAAAAGAAAATAAATTGACAGTCGCATTTAACTACCTATACATTTAAACATGTTCAACCTATTCAAAAATCATCAGAAGTGGCTAGCGAATGCAATTCCCAACAAAAAGACTGATATTCCCGATTTAATGCGGGATGTTCTTTATAAAATGGTAAAGCATTTTGTGGAAGTTGATAAAGGTTTAGAAGTAAATGTTTGGGAGGAGGACGAAGATCATAAGGAAGTTCTAAAAAAAATAGAAGATATTTATTTTTGGATTGTAGAAGAGCGTCCCCTCATGGTGGAAAAACTATCCCAGATGTGGGATGCATTTCCAGATATTCCTGAATCCGAAGATATTAATAAATTTCTTATAGAGTATTCGCTGACGGACACTCTTCAATTTCAGGAAAAACTCTGGAACAAAGATCAAGAGACGCTGAAGATGATCATTGATTTGCGAGACTACTTGGTAATAGTATAATATATGAAATATTTAGACATACATAAAAAACAGAAACTCCAAAACACAGAAGTTGATAAGTTTCTATCGGAACTACATGCATTATGTAAAAAACATAAGAAATGTATAACTACACAAAAACCAGCATATGCACTATATGTTACGGATTATAGTAAAAATTCGGTTAAACATATGCTCAGTAACGTAGTATTAGATTTACCAGCAAAAACGAAAGATAAGAAAGATGAAAAATAAGTATGCGATAATTAAGCAAACATCCAAGTATTATGTAGTGATGCATTTTACAGCAGGTGGAATCTTTTCTAATTTTGATTTTATGTATGTAGTGCGTAATAAAGAGGGTGGAACGGAGCACACTTCCATAATAGAGGCACAAGAAACTGTTAATAGAATGTTAGATATTGATCGTAAGAAACAAGAAGATGATAATATTAAAATGCGGTTATATAATTTAATTAAAACTGGAGAAGTAATTGCCACATATGAAAGCTGATATAATTGAAGGATGCCTTGTAAAAGCATTTAAATTAGGGGAAGTGGAAGCAGTAGTTCATTGTGCTAATTGCTTCAATACAATGAGGTCTGGAGTGGCTAAAGCTATTGTAGAATCCTTTCCTGAAGCATATGAAGCTGACTGTAAAACAGTTAAAGGTTCTTATGAAAAACTTGGAACGTTTTCCGTTACACGCAATAATCTCGGTTATATTTTCAATCTCTATGGACAATTCGATTTTGGTCGATACCCTAAACAATATTTAAATTATGAAGCCGTCGAAAAGGGGTTGGCTCTTATCAAGATGTTCTGTACTTTAAACGGAATTAAAACAATTGGAATGCCTTCAGGAATGGGATCAGGGCTAGCTGGCGGAGACAAGTATATTGTCCATAAGCTAATTAATGAATGTTTTGAAGAATCTGAAATAGTAGTAAAATTGTATGAAATCTAAAGACTTTTTGAAATACATATCATATCATCCTCTTGAATGGGTTAAAAAGCCGAAACAAGATTATGTATGTGAACTAGATTTTTACTATATTGTTGATTCCGAAGGAAGAGCATTGAGATACGGAAGATCGTCTTGGCAAAGAAATACACAAGAATCCGTAGCGGAGTCAATAAAAAATAAGTTGTATGGTGAAGGATATAAAGTAATCTATGTACCTGTTTCTTTCGTGAGACATTTAAATGAATATTAAATAAGTTATATGAACTTTAAAGAATTTTATCATAAACGCCAACAAGAAATAGAGGATCAGCAAACTAAGTTATTAACCGAAATGTCACTTAAAATAGACAGTGACATTTCGGTTTTAACAACAAGTGCATTTAATCCTAAAATTATTCAATATTATAAAACAGAGGGCGAGTTTGTGGAGAATGTTAAGCTGGGAGGAAATCCATACGAAGTGTATAAGTTTATGCAATACTTGGTATTTTTCTCATCAGAACCATATATCGCAGCAATGGTAGGTTTTTATAAAAAACCCAACAATAAAATTGAATTATTTTCCATAGAAAGAGCGCCTGGATTTACTAATTTAATGGAGCACATATTCGTAGATTATTTACTAGATAGATATGACGAGATAGAATCTGATACAGTTCATACCCAGAAAGGATTCTGGTTTTATCAAAAATTAGCAGGAATGAAAAATATTCATAACAAATATGAATTTTATATAAAAGGACCAGATGGTTTAAAAATTGTTGACGATCCAAAAGATATGGAGTCTACTTATGGACAAGACCCAAAAAATTTGGGTTATACATACGTGTTAAAAAGAAAATGAAATTAAATAAATTATATGCAAGAACGAATACCGGAGCTATTCAGCAATGGGAGATCGAAATCGAGGCTAACTGGTATAGAACCACTTATGGTCAAGTAGATGGACAGTTGGTGACAACTCTTCCCACATACTGTCAAGGAAAGAATCCCGGCAAAGCTAACGAAACAAATGGCGAAGAACAAGCACTCAAAGAAGCACAAGCAATCTTTAAGAAAAAGCTGAAAGAGGGATATAAGGAAGATATATCAAAAATTGATGAAGAAACGTTCTTTCAACTTCAACTTGCGGATAAGTTTGTAAAGTATCAAGACAAGATCGTATATCCTGTTGCAGTCGAGGATAAACTTAACGGAATTCGCTGTACCATTACAAAAAAGGGTGCATTTTCTAGGACGGGTGAAGAGTTCTTCTGTCTAGATCATATTAAAGAAGAATTAGAACCTCTATTTAAAAAGTTTCCCGATCTTCGATTAGACGGTGAATTATTCAATCCGGCACTACGAAATGAACTTAATAAAATTGCATCTCTAGTGAGTGTTAATCGAAAGGAGAAGGATGTTTCCGAAGAAGATAAACAGAGGGCGAAAGATATTATCCAATATCATGTTTATGACGGTTTTGGATTTAATCATAATGTTCCTCATGGATTCATGCACGTTCAAGAATACGATGTAGTCCAAAGCACCCAATTTAGATATAGAAAATATGCATTAGAACATCTGCTCTGTAATGGGAAATATATAGTATATCATCCGTTTAAATTAGTCGCCTCATACGAAGAAATTCTTTCTATGATGGATGATGTGGTTGCAGAAAAGCGTGAAGGGCTTGTTATTAAGATTTTGGATGCACCCTATCTCAATAAAAGAAGTAAATTCATGCTTAAATTGAAAACTATGGAAGATGCGGAATTCCAAGTTATCGGGTTTATTCAAGGCGAGGGAAATTGGGCCGGGAAAGTTAAGAAAGTTGTTTGTAAACTTAATACGCCATCTACCAATGGAAAATTTGACTTCGAATCAAATATTCGAGGAACTATGGAAGAAATGGAAGAACTTTGGAATACTCGCGAACAACATATTGGAAAATGGGTAACAGTTGAATTCCAAGAGTACAGCCCATATGGCGTGCCTCTTATTCCATATTGTAATGCATTATTTAGAGATTATGAGTAAAACTATAACATATGAAATTGTTAAAGGAGTTTCAGATACATTCACTCTTTTAGAAGATGTGTGGGCATATAAAGATGGTATTTATTACCATATATATGAATCATCCAAGAATTATACACACGGTCCATTCATAGGACGTTGGAAGATTTTTACTGAATGGAATAAAGAGGTTGTATGCGGAGAATTAGGACCATTATCCCCGCCAACTGATAATTTTGAGATTATAACAAGTAAACAACTCATTGATATGAGAAAAAAATTAGATAATTTTGAAGATTATATGCATTTTGGACAGAGTTTAGCTTGAATCATAGATTTGACGAGTATATATTAGAATAATTATGCGTATAGCCGTCGTGGGATCACAATCAGTTGGAAAAAGTACATTAGTTAATACATTTAAGGCTTATTGGCCAATGTATCAGACTCCAGAAAAAACATACAGAGAATTCTTACAAGAGAAGAATATCATTGTAAATGAAGAAGGCTCTCTAGAGGGTCAAGAACTTAGCCGTGAATTCATGGCAGACCGTGCATTATCTAATGCGGGCAAGTCTAAAACTATTCATGATAGAACTATTCTCGATAATCTTGTTTATACCTTCTGGCTTTATGAAAAGGATAGACTTGGTATTGATAAGAATAAGGTTGATGAATTTATTGCAACTTCCATCCATCTCACAAGAGAATGTATGAAATTCTATGATATTGTTTTTTGGCTTCCGATTAACCCGAATATTGTTTTAGAAGAACGTGAAAACCGTTCTAATAGCAAAGAATATCAGGAAGAGATTGATAATATATTCTATGGTGTTTATGAATCTTACAAACAGAATAAGGGTCTTTTATTTGATAAGGAAAATCAGCCAGCATTTATCGTTCTTGAAGGTGATGTAGATGCAAAAATCGCCACCATTAAGGAATATATAAATTCTGATGGAGAGCTTATTGAAACGACTAATTCAGTCCTAGGGGATCTTGAATCAGTATATGATGAGGCACTATTAAGAAAGCAAGTCGGATTGGAATAATTTATGCAAAATCTTAATACCGGTGAGATTGAAATGTTCGATGAAATTCCGTGCGAAACTGATGGATATGGAGAACCTTTTAGTATTGGTGACAAGGTGGAAATTAAAGGTGGAATGTTTCGTATAAAAAGTCTTGGAAAGAAATTTCTTATACTGGAACCGTTACCAGGAACAAAATGGAATAAAAATTGATATGAAACTTAGTCCTGTTCATTATATTGATATTGTGCAAATATTATCTGAGAGCGATGAGGTGCCTGATATTGCAAAAACTGTTCTAAAAGAAATGAGGGTGATAATACAAGATTTGATTCATGAGAAGTTTATGTTAGAGTGTGACATTCTTGATATCGAAGATGCATTAATAGGAAAAGAGTTAACCTGGAATTCGCCAGAAAGTGCTAAAAGATGCGGAAAAATTTTAGAATTACTTCATACTAAGAGTAAATACTAATGATATGAAAATTTTGAATAATGATACAATTAGGCTCTGCCGTCAAGGTAGTTGTTGCCCTGTGGTAGAACGAATCTCCCCCGACGAGTTCACTATTAAGGACGATTATAATGGTTCTGTGAAGATTACGAAGGACGAGCTTATTATGTTGAAAGATGCAATAAGCGTGTTTGAAAAAACCGTTTAATTAAAAACCCGCTAAGAAATTAGCGGGTTTTTTGTGTTGACGAATAATGGTTCTGATGTAAATTGGTGAATGACCGAAGACTTTAAAGAACTGTTTATTGCCCACTGTCAGAAACTTGAAAATAATACAAAAAGGGTTGAGTTTACTGATAAACTAATTAAATTCTATGCCGAATATATTGGTATTATTTCGGAGGAGTTTGATAAAATGGAACAATCTTTGTCGGACGAATACGAGGATAAGAAGGATGCACTTCCTATTGAAGTGTGTATAAGGTTTGATGAGAAACTTGCAGGAGAAATTAAATCCTCTAAAAAGGAGGAGGAGAAGAAAACCCGCGATCTAATTGATTGGCTTCTTGAACAACGCACAGAATTTACTAAAAATGACGTATAAATCAAAACTAGTCAAAGGTTTAGAAGAACTATATAAACCCCTTGGAAACGAATGGGTGAATAACAATGCCTTTGTGCTCAATACTGCACGGCGATGTGAAATTGCTATAGGAGGATCAATAGGAATGGCTATAGGTCGTAAAAGTGCGAGCAAAATTCCCGGAGATATTGACCTTTTCACTGACGATTATAATAAAGCTCTAGCTTTTTTAAGTACTGTAGTAGAATTTCTCTCTAATAAAATTGAGAGCGTTGGATATAAAGTCCAATTTAACAACAATACAAAGTTCACTCTTCCAGGAGTTTCACATCATATACGAATCAATGTTCCATTCTGGAAACCTATTTGTATAATGACATTGAAAAGTCCCTTACGGGCATATTTCTTTAAAGGATTGAAGGTTCAAGATTATAGGGATAATATGACTGCGGCTGAAGAGATTGAAAAGATTGACGGGAAACCGAGAACTAATAAAACTCTTATTCCTAGCACACTTACAGAGAATGTATTAGGACGATGGACCGGGGGATTTATGCCAACTCGCCAATATATACAACAAGACAACTTCTTATCTTGAGAAAGTAAGAACTCCTGCCTTTTCCATAACGAATTTAACAAATCCGCTACGAAGAACATCGTCCTTATCTTTCATAGTAAAAGTATGAACACCATTCTGTTTACTTTCTTCATCTTCATGAAATAACTTGAAGAATCGTTCGAAACCAGATTTCGCACCAATATCATTCTGATAAGAATCCCCGATAACAAACATTTTACTGTTGTTTCCGAGACGAGAAGAAATTAAGAGAAGGTCTTTCCAAGAGAAGTTACTCGCTTCATCACAAATTAATATTGCATTCTCAAGACTTCTTCCGCGCATAAAACCTGGAGGTAAAAATTCTACATATTCTTCCTTTAGAAGTCTATTGACTTGATTGTATGGTAAGAATTCGGCAAGCTTCTCTTCTACCACGCCCGCAAAACCTATCATTTTTTCATTTAAGTCGCCGGGAAGTGTTCCAATCTTAGCAGTATCAGAGGATTCGACAGGAGAACGAACATAGTAAATTTTATTACCATTTCCGGTACTTAGAAGTGTTATTGCTGATAATACAGAGATATAGGATTTACTCGATCCCCATACGCCATCAATAAGAACCATTTTGGTTTTATAATCAGTCATACGCTTGAGGATATCTTTTTGTTTATCGGTTAATTGATGAGGAACTTTTATATCCAATCTAAAACCCACTCCTTTTTGCTGAACCTCTCGCGAGGTAGTCGGAAATTCTGTCTCAAATTCATCAAGAGAGATTTCTTTTAATTTCTGTTTAACTGACCGTATGTTTTTAGCTCGTTTTTTCGCAGACATGCTATATTACTATTTACATATAATTTCTACACTATGAAAGAACTTAAAGAGGAAAAGGTAAATATATGTGTTATGAAAAAAATACTACTTCTAATCTCTACGATGTTTTTGATGTCTTGTGCATCATTAGAACAATCCTTCAACCTCCAAAAAGCACCACAACTTATTAATGGTGTTGTTCCCTCTGCTGTTCAGATTGGGGTTCGCAAGCAACCTAAATCAGAGCCATATCTTCGTGCATTGGTGACGATTGTGAATGGTTTCGCACTTGGCGAAGATCTAACTCCTGAAGCACTTGAACAAGCTATTAAAGCTGCGAAGGTGAAAGAACTTGAAACTCCTGAAGCACTTGCAGTGGCAAATTCTGTAGTATCTTTATATAAAGCATACTACGATGCTGCTGTGACTAAGAAAGTTGCTGAAGTTGAAAACCTTGCACCTATTCTTAAAGCACTCACAACTGCAATCGAAAAAGGACTTACAAAGGTTTAATAATTAACCTCCAAAAATAGTTTCAATATTTTTTTCCGTGATAATGATGAACTCAATATCACGGTTTTTCTTTTCCCGTAACTCTTGGCACCATTTTTTTGCCGCATTCCACTTATCGGAATTTGTTTTAATGGATTTTTTCATAAATAATAGTATGAGCAAGTATAAAATAGGAACAGTTAAATATAGTTACGATTATATAAAAACAGAGGCGTTGAAATATTCTTCTAGAAGTGAATTCAAAAAGAATTCACCAGGAGCGTATAATGCAGCCGTTGGAAGAAAATTATTAAATATCGTAGCATCACATTTACCAGCTAATAATACAAGATATACTGAAGATATTATCTTTAAAGAGGCGGCAAAATACAATACTAAAGCAGAATTCTCTTTATATTCGAGGGGTGCTTATGATGCTGCACATAGGAGAGGAATAGCAAATGAAGCATGTAAACATATGGTAGTTCCTGCGGCCTCCGTACCCCAAAAAATATGTAAACAAATATTTGATATATTATTGAATGATGACGGTATTCTTGATGATACTACTATAATAAAGCCCTACCACATAGATATTTTCTACCCATCACATAATTTCGGTATAGAGTATGATGGGGCTTATTGGCATAGAGATGAAGATAGTATTTTAAATAGACGAAGTAAAAAATTGGCGAAAATTGCAGAATCTAAGATAAAAGTGTTTTTCTTAAAAGAAACATTAACTAAGAAAAATGATTACGAACGATATGTTAAAGACCTTATAATTGGCAATTTAACGAATATAGAAGAACTAATAGGGCATGAGCTATCTGTGCAGAGTGTTAACGATTGTATAATCGATTATAATAAGTTATATGATAGTGTAGTTATGACCGATGCATATAACTATAATTCAATAACAGAATTGTCACGTAAGAATAGATGCTTATTTAATTTATGTAGAAAAAATGCAATGGAATATGAGAAGATTAAGAAATTTTACAAAACGAAACAACAAGAAAAAAAGTTATACAATAATTCTAAAAAGAGGCAACAGATAAAAGAAGATATTATCAATGTAATAAAACAGAAATATAAGACTTATAGAGAGTTGCTGGCTGATAAAGAATTGTTGAAAAGGTGTAGAAGTTTAAACATTATAGATGATGTGAAGCGGTTGTTGGATACTTCAGGATTATTAAAGGGTAGACATACACGACGAGATAATATTGTAGGATATAAAAAATTGATATCAGATATGACAGATGATGTGTTTGCATCTTACATATTAGAAAATTTTAAAGAATATAGTGATGTCAGAGCTGATTATATAATATTGTGCAATTTAAAAAGCCGAAATATGATAGAATATATAAGAAATAAATTCAATAACGGATTTTATAGAAGAGGTAGGTGGACTAAATATTCCAATGAAGAACTTTTAAATATGTACAACACTGCTACGCCTGATGATATAAATACTATATATAATGGATTATTAGACGCTTGTTATAGAAGAGGATTAATGAAATAGACTATCTATATTCTTTTCAGTTAATATTATAAATTCTATATTTCTAGATTTTTTAGACAACTGCTCACCACACCACGCCCTAGCAGCATCCCATTTATCTTTATTAGTCTGGGCGGTTAATACGTCATATGCAATGGTACTGGGTTTTTTATTTTTATGAGAAACCCCTTCCATTACATTTTTCAACTGATTCGCAGGTTTGACTTCTACAATAAATTCTTTTATAATTTCTCCAAGCCTAAGCTTCATATAGAAATCTAGGAAGTACCGGGCATTACGTTTCTCCACACTCTTGTAATAGGGAATGATTACATTTTCACTTCCCCATGAAATAACATTCGGGTTTTTATCAAGAGTGGTCATCATGGAACGTTCTAATCCACTTCTATAAACAATTTCACCTTTATTGAGGCATTTGGATTTGTTTATTGGCTTATAGATTCCTTGTTTAAATTCACGGAAGGTTCTTTTTTTAGCCATTAGATTTAAGCGACTGAATCTCGGCTTCCTGTGTTTCTACTTTCTTAGAGAGGTCCGCAACTTTACCCGCTTGATAAAATTGTGCAATCAATCCACCAATAGTAGCAGAAAATATTTCACTAGATACTACTCCTAAAAAGAAACCAATTATGATAGCAAAAACAGCAACTATTGCAAGGAAGGCACGTACATTATCAGGACTCATATTATTTAAGATATTTATCCAATTCCCTTGAGGATTGTTTTAATTCCGCAACAAGGGTTCCTTCGTTTATAAAAGACTGTGCAACTGCGCCAATATCCAAACCAACCAGAGGACCGTATTTTTCGAATATCTCTTTTATCTTTCCAGTTACTTCTATAGTTTTAGGAAGATATTCGGATACCAACTTTCCGAGCTTGGTATCGTTAGTCTGACTTTCGATAAAAACTAAGGCAGTGTGAACCTTTACGAGTGCAGTATAAGAGGTGTTTAAAACATCCTTGATCTTATCAAGATTTTTGAAAATAGCGAAGAAGTTGGAAAATTTACTGAACATAAATATACTTATTAACAACGCTTATATATAGCCAGTTGAATATTACATTCCATCCACCATTCGGGATGATATGGCTGTATAATATGCGGACATAGTAGAGATGCATGAAGTGTATGATTAAATTCAACTCCCAGATCATGGGCACTTATAATAGATTCCGCAGGAAGAGATGGTGCGTAAAAATTCAATTCCTTATTTTTACATCCACCATCACAGAATATCCATGTCGGCTTATTATTTATAGTTTTTTTAATCGCGGCTTGGGCTTCTTCTGAAAATATATCAACCTGTAGATATTTAATATCCAATTTGTTAAAAATTTTAGAAGAATGTCTATTCAATGTATCTATTGTTAGAACAGGAATATTTTTTTCAATACCCCATAAACCGAATACAGTAGTTAAGGCTCCTAATCCGGTTCCAAGTTCTATAATACTTTCGATCTGTGGGTTTTCGGTCAATATTCTATCCACAATATTATATAGCCAAAAATTATGTTGCATTTTCTGCCCTATGAAGGTAGTATGCCATGGTATAGAATATTGGCTTATCTCTCCATATGGTCGGGCAGGTGGATGCATATATTATACAAGATTTTCTCGAACTAATACAGTATCAGAACTGGCAGAGATTATGGTATATCCTATTAATTGTAGTTTGTTTATTATATCTTGTTGCGTGGTATATGACGAAAGACTATTGGTTTCGAATATTATTTTGTCTATTTTTAATTTATCATATAATAACGGTAGTATATTATTCAATATTATACAGTCGTGCCCCTCAGTGTCTACTTTAAGACATTTGATATAACATATATCAAATGTCTTAATTATTTTTGTTAAAGGAATTACCATAACCTCCTCTGTTTCTATAATATCATATATATCAACTCCACGTTCCTCACAATTCAATAATGCTGTAGGATGTATATTATCAATAGAATTACACCCAATTAACCAATCTGGTAATTTGTTTTTTCGTATAATATGTTCAGGTATATAGTAGAAATTGCGTAATTCTTCGACATCCGATATACCTACATGCATTTTTAATATATTTGATTTATTGGGTAATTTATTTAAATAATATGAAATAGGTTCAATAGAAATACCTCGGTCTTCGTCAGATGCCGTCTGAATTAAAGTGTTGAAATTCGAGCACCCAATTTCAATAAAGTCTAGAGTATTCATAATTATCATTAATACAGTTATTTATATAATCTCTTACATTTGTAGACTCGAACTCATCTCTGTTCATAGCTTTAAGAACATTTAGCGTTGAACCGTGAAGAATTATTATCAAGAATTTTTTATTTATTTTAGAGAAATCCCATTGTGTGAAATTATTATCCGTATACTGTAGAGTCACCAAACCTAATAGACCACCAATTTTATAACCGTGATATGTATCCGTGCTATATTTTTTCACAGTATTATGAATCCCGGTTATACCAAGTTCCGACCAAGTAATGGGTTTATATGATGACAGATAATTTTCTATATTTTGTAATGCTTCTTTGAAAACCCTCGAATGTATTCTCGCCCCGAAAACTGCGCTTATTACTCGGTATGGTACATCACGTTCCCAGGGAAATAATGTTTCGTATGATGTTATGTATCTAAAATAATTGAAATCTAAATCACCACGAATTATAGTATCACTATCAAAATAAAATCCCCCGAATTTGTATAGTAGAAAAATTCGTAGATAGTCGGATTTATTGACGTAGTTTAGTCGGTAATAATGTTCCGATACAGGCAATAAATTTAATTGAATATATTCATCATTAACAACTACAACATTACAGAATGTATTAGATCTTATAGTATTTATACAATCTTCGATGAATAATGGCATAGTATGTTCTGAGTTATCCCAATAAATCCAAACATTATATTGATCAATATGATTAAATTGATCAATATTATATGACAATAATTTAGTGTATAATTTTATACGAGACTGTTCATCGACAGGATATAATAACTGAGTATCAGTAACTGTATGTATATTACATAAAATATCATAAAAAATATAATCCACTTTGTTTGGGCGTAATACTACATTTTTGCCCGTATCTTCGTTTTTATGCGGGCCTGATGCAGATAGGTGTCTATAATTTTTACCGTAGTTCCATCGGAACATAGCGGTAATATTGTTATTATATAAAAATGAATTTGAATTTATTAACGAGTTGTACCAATTTATATGGGGATGCCTGTGATTGGACGTATCAGTTTCAGCATAGTTTTCATTTTCAAAATAAATGTATGATTTTTTAACAATCATACTAGCTTCTAGCACGTTAGAAACCACATCTATTTTATTTTTATAATTATTATCTTGCCAATAACCTTGTTTTGACCTGATTGCATTCTTATCAGAGTTTTCTAGAAGTTCTATATTTTCCGATAAATGCCATGGAAAATAAACATCGTCATCATCCCATATAGAAATATATTCAGCGTCTTCGGATACATATTTTAACGTTTCTTTATATATTAAATTCATAGACTTATCCGACATATCTCCCCCGTTTATCACTTTTATATTATGTTTTAATAATTTAGGGTGTGGTATTAATGGTATTGGATGGTTATTGAATATTATAAGTTCTTTATTAGGATAATCCTGTAATATGAATAAAGATATACTCTCGCGTAAAACCTCGAATCTACCCCGAGTAGGGCATATGCAGCTTACTTTAGGACTCATATTTTTTAACATCTTCTAGAATGTGTAAGATTTTTTCGCTAGAGATTTTAGTAGAAAAAAAGGAAGTTATAGATTTTATAAATTCATGATCAGCGTCACCCCCTAATAATTCCAACCATCCTACAAAATAATTATGTACCCTGTCTTCTATTTTATTTGGGTAAGGTATTCCAGCAGGTCGTTTGAATCGATGATTCCACTTCATACCTGGAATACATATACATTTCCCACCACTCTTTCTAAATTTCTCATGAATGTATCCCTCCTCCCCCCCAAACCCCTTGAAGTTTTTATTAAAACCTTGCCAATTACTAGTTTTACATGAAAACATACCAAGTCCCATCATTTCAATTTCGAAAGGTTCCCCTCGTTCGTATGCACTGAGATTGTTTCCCCATATCCCAAACATGTTACCTCTCCATACTGGATCAAATTGGGTTGATATATTTTTTAAGTCATCGTACCATATTGGACCTTGGATTAGATTATTGGTATCGGGGTTATCATTATAATATTCTAATAATTTCTTAATTGCGTTTGGTTCAAATAAGACATGCGAATCCATACAAAGCGTATACTTTCCATTTGCGTTGTTAAATATTTCATTCCTTACGGATGTTCCGGTTTTATCGGATACTGCTATATATCTACCTTTTACCCATTTTTCTACGAATTCTTTCACAGCTTGCCCATGTTTACCAGTCGGATTGTTATCTATTACAATAAACTCGATTTGATCCTCTATACCACATAGCTGATACATTCGCAATGCCTGAATAGAAAAAAAAACCCCGTCAAAATCATCGTATGTAGCCATTCCTATAGTTAATAATTTCTTCATTTTCTATATTTATTACAAGATTACCAGAATGTCTAGAAAATTTATTAAGGTTCTTCTGTTGTTGTAGGTTCAGCAGTGGTTGTAGGTTCTTCTGTTGTTGTAGGTTCAGCAGTGGTTGTAGGTTCTTCTGTTGTTGTAGGTTCAGCAGTGGTTGTAGGTTCTTCTGTTGTTGTA